GGATTTCTTCTTTTGCCCTGTTAATTGCAACGAAGGCGTGATCGTAACCCCTCGACTCAACCTTGGTGAGGCTTAGCCGGCGCTTTAGACCGACTTCAAAAGAAAGCTTGCGTGTTGCGTACTCTGCTCCGATTCGGATGCCGTCCTTGTAGGCTTCGTCAAGCTGCTTAGCAAAAAGCAATTCTGCAACTTCGTCTTTGAAGACTGACCAGTTTTTAATCTTTAACATTCTCTCCCCTTAGCTCTTTGGCTGCCCAACGAAAATGCTCCGCTGCAATTAGTTCGTCTCGGTTGTGTTTGATATCTGACAGTTCATCTAGTGCGTGAAGACACGATTCAAAGCCAAGATTGAACGCTGTCATTTCTAGCAGGTCAATATGATGTTCGACAGTCTGCCGGGTTTGCTTTAGCGCTGCCTCCATTCTGGGTCGCCTCCTGCAATCTTGTAAAGCTCGCTTCGGTCGATGCGAATCAGGCGAGGGCCAAGTCGGGTGCTGTCGATGCGACCTGCCTTGATGTAGTTGCGGATTGTGTTTGGGTGAAGTCCAAGCTCGGAGGCTGCCTCCTTGATTGTGACCATTGTGTCCTTGATGTTGGTTGTCATTTTTCTTTGTCTCCTAGTTGTAGCGATAGATAAATTACTCCGGCGGCCAGTAGCCAAAAGGTTAGCCCGACCATCTCCATTAGTTCACCTCGGCTAGTGCTTTGCGGAAGTTGCGGATTTGGTCGTTGACTGAGCGAATGAAAGCGGTTGGGACGTTTAGTGCATATCCCTGCTTGCGCTGCTCTAGTGCTATCTGAAGTCTTGCCTCTAGTTCTTGCTTGTTCATTGTGTGTCCCTTCGTTGGTGTTCGTTGTAGTTCGATTCTACTATCGAATGACAACAAGTGTCAAGCTTATTCGCAAAGATTCTTAAAAGAATTTATAGAGGCGTGATGATAATGGTGCAACCGGGCTGTCGGTCGTCGGCGTAAAACTTGAAGGCGTGAAGCTCGACGACCTGAGAGTCGTCTGCCCAGACGTGCGAGTCCTTGGAGGTATCTCCGGCGATGTTCTGGCCAATGCCATCCAAAATGCTCCGTGCCAGCTTGTCAACGTCGGGAGGCACGATTGGGAGGAACCGCTTTTTTATTGTCACAGTCTTAGGTCGAGGCAAGAAGATTCTTACCTCGACCTTGACCGGGCCAGTCAGAAGCTCGTCAAGTTGTAGATTGTGACAGGCGACTGAGACTGCCTTCCGCCAAGGTTTCAAAGTCTTGGCAGACGCTTCGACTACTCGTCCATTGAAAACCCTCTTGGATCCTTGTGGAGCAGGTAGTCCGAAGACTTCTATTGTGAGCATTAGAACGGAGCGTCAGCCTTTAGCTGAGCGTTGTTGACGTGAACCGCTGCCGAGGTCTTAGGTTCGTTGTCTCGGTTTGTGTATTCCTCAATCTTGACCGACATATCTCCGGTGATTGTAAACGTCTGACCTTCTTCGACTCGCTGGTCAGTCCAGATTGTAAAGTAGCGCTTTGCTTCTTCACCGTTGCGAAGCTTAAACTCCTCGACAGCTCGGAAGCCGTAGCCCTCAATTATCTTAAAGACCTTGGCGTCCTCGATGATTATTTTTGCCATTTTTTTTTACCTTTCGATGTGAGCAGGATTGCAGCAGTCACTCTTGCCACAAGTTCGAACCCCCGGAAGCACCGTGAGTCCGTCGTCGTGGATCGGCGTGACCATATCTTCCGCAAAGTGTCCGTGCCACACTATGCAGTTTTCTATCTTTTGTAATTTCCTTGCACGACAGGACTCGCAGCGTTCGTGCGTCTTCCGGTTGGCGTTAGCCTCCCAAGTCCAACCGCAACGAGTGCATTGAGTAATCACAAAACCGATTATGACAGACAGCGCCGACAAAGTGCAATTGTGTTCCCGTGTTGGCACTTAGGAGCAGGAGCGCTCAGCGCCTCCTGTGAGCGTTGGTCAGCTAGGAACTGGTCTTTGTAAGCCAAGTCCTTGCTTCGTCGCTCCTCGGTAGCAACACGAGCCTCTGAGGAGGTTATGAAGTTTTCCCAAGCATCGGCGTTTAGCCAAGACGACGGGTACTTCGTAAACTGTGGCTTGCGATAGGGATCGTCCTTGTATGCCTTGACCCCAGCGATGATGCTTTCAAAGCTTGCTCTTTTCAAAGCGCTTCTAAAGTCTTTCACTGCTCGGCCCTTGTCAATCTTCTTTGGGTAAAGCTCCCAGAACTGGTTGAAGCTTTTTAGAAATTCTTCTTCCACTCTCGCATTAAGGTTTTCTTCTTCTGTTGTCTTCTCTAAAGAGTTGTCTTCTTTAAGTGCGTTGGCTGTTCCGTAGCGGAATGGCTCCGTAGCGGAATCACCAACGCCGGGGTTTTTTATCAGCCAAGACTTAGCAGCGAACCTGCCATCTTCCCCTTTGGGCTGCCACACCTCAAGCCAAGCAAGGGACGTAAGCAACTTGATTGCTTCGTTGATTGCGAAGCGCCCCATCCCTGTTTGTCTTTCAATCTGCGCATAAGTTAGACCGTAGCCGTCTTCGTGGCTAAGCAGATAAGCAAGGAGCCGAAAGCTGTTTGCCGAATACTCTGGACTTCGCACGACCCAGTTTGGGAGGGCAACGAACTTTGCAGACTCCGCTCGATAGATCTTGTGTATTCCCGAGGTCATTGAACGTCCTCTTGCTTCTCGTACTCAGCCCAAGCCTCGGATGCAAGCTTGTCCCTGTCTCCGGCAGCGTAACGACCTGCGTGAAAGTAGATTTTCTTGAACCGTTCTGGTATCACTTTTAGGGTCTTGGTTATGACCTTAACCTCTGGCTTTGTGAAGTGGCTTCGATAGCTTATGTCGTTGCGCTCTGCCTCCAGCTTTTGAACTAGGTCGCTAAATTGTAGATTCACTTTGTCTCCTCGTTGTTGTTGTCGTTATGTTGCCGGGCAGTTCTTGTATCGGTCGCAGGACGTGTCGACGCATCCAACCTTGACTCCGTAAGACAGCTCTGTAAGAATGTCTTGCCAAACTGTCCGTCCGCTCCAAGGGTCTTTGATGCCGTCCTCGTAACTGAAGCAAGAGGTGTGCTGCTGGCTGCCGGAAAGAACCATCCCGGCAGGAGCTTCAAGCTGGTAAGCCCAGCCGTCGTCTTCAATCCTTGCGCCTAGTTTGTCGGCTAGTGCGTAAGCTCGTTGCTTGCTCATTTTGTGTCCTTTCGTTGTTCTTGTATTGAGTATGCCATCAAGTGACATTAGATGTCAAGCTTATTCCAGAAGTTTTTTACAAGTTTCTAAATCAGGTAAGAAGGAGGCTCGCACTCGGTCTTGTTGCCTGCCTTGTCTAAGGTGTACCAAGTGCTTCGGGTTGTGTCGAGTATCGGATGCCCCAGCGCTGAGAACTTGGACGCCTTGTGTCCGTAGTCTCTGGCATACCCTGCGATCAGAGCGTCCGATTCCATCCTGCCGTTGTACTCAGCGCAAACTAGTATCACATTTTGCAAGTTATCTAACACTTTTGAGCCACCCATTCCCCTGTTCTGTATATGGTGAGGAACAAGCTGGTCGGAGTCGCCGCAGTGCCAGCACCAAAGGTCACGCTCACGAAGCTTTCTTGTGTCTGCTGCCTTCAAGCTCGCAGCTCTGACTGGATTAGTTTCGCCTGAGTACCTGAAGCCATTATCGCCGTTTCTAAACTACGGATTTTTAGCCGGATACGATTCGCCTCTGCCTTTCGCAAGTCCCTCTGTAAGCGAACGTCGGCAGCCTCAAGACGTGCCAGTGCGTTTCTGTCCGCAACCGTGCCTTGATGTTTAATAAAAGCCCTCTGCTCCGTAGTGTCTAGCAGGTGTTCTGCCTCCGCTAACCTAACCTCGGCTTGGTAAAGAGCTTCAAAGCCCTTTGTGTTCTCCGCTGTCAGTTCCGTTAGTGTCGCTTGAATCTCTGAGGGCAGCACTTAGCACCAACAAGTGATGGATAAGTTCTCGGTTCCAGAACCTTGCTTTGTCGATCTGTCCGTTCCGAGCTGCCTCGAGGTAAGCGTGTTCAATTTCCGCCACCTTTGCCCATTGAACTGAGAGATTCGGCACGAAGTTTTATCCCGTCTAAAACGGCCTTGGGATAGTCCGCAGCCTTAGCTTGTGCATAGAGCATCCTTAGAGTTTCTACGTCTTCCAGATTAGCAGCCTCACCTAGCAGGTCACGAACGTCACGAGGCTTAGAGACCTTCTCCATTTCCTCCCGAGAAGCAAGCGAGCCTGTTTTGGATGCAGCATACCCGGCAAGCATTAGCGCTCGGCCCACCGATGAGGTCTCGCATACCTCGAGGGCCGCTTGTCCTTGTGGCCCGGAACCTCCGTCAATCTCGAAGGCGTGTCCAGTAGCTTTGGGAATTGCGTTAGCTTGGTCGCCGGCAGTCAAGAAGATTTCTGTCTTAACAACCCAAGTTGACACTGCTCGGTCTTGCGGTGTGGTCAGGTTGTGCGTCACGATCCGTCCGTCTGGCCAGTCGGCAGCGAACAGCTCCAAGCGCTCTGCAACAGTTGCATACTTACTCAAATCAAATTTAGCCATTATTCTTCGTCCTCATTTTCTTCTTCGTTGTCAATAAATTTCCAGTTGTCTGCCATCCAAAAAGGAGCAGTTAGTCCCTCAATGTAAATCCGTTCTAGCAGTTTGTTCTTGTCCAGTACCACGCCCGACACTGCGCCCGTGACATAAGTCTCATCTCTAGCGATAGTCACCGTGTCGCCTAAAAAAACGTTCATTACTTCCCCTTCTTGTTTACCACTAGGTAAGGTCGTCCGCCGTTGCGAGCTTGCCTAGAGGCTACACGAATTTTTTTGCCCTCGTGTTCAAAGTAAGCGTGCTTGGCTTTGCCCATCACCGTTAAGACTTGTGACTTTTGCTTAAAGAACTCTGACTCGGCTTCGTCAAAAGCTTGTTGCGCTAAGGCTAGATTGTGGACGCCATCGACCTCAACCTCCTCGTCGTTTATGTCTGGGTGCATTTCTCTGACTGCCTCGTATGTAGAAGCTGAACCGTCCCAGTCCGGAGCGGTTCCTTCGGTGACGTGCTGCCAGAATCTTGCAGCTTGGTCAGTCAAAACATCTTGCTCGAAGTCGTCCCACTCGACCCAATGTTCGACCCAAGCCATATTGACCACGCCAACAATGAGCGCTCGCTTGATTCCCATTACCGACATATAAAACCTGACCTGCTGGATGTAAGTCGGTGGTACTTCGTGCCAGTAGTTGCGTGAAGTCTTGACCTCGAGAATGACCCACTCGCCATTGACCTTAGCCAAGCCGTCGGGGTTGGCGTGCATAAAAGGTCGCTCGTTGTTTGAGTATGTTCCGGTGGAATAGATTTCCCAGTCTGGATGTTCCTCTTGCAAAAGTTCCATTATTGGTTGCTCGAACTTTTGCCCGAATCTAATCGCCCAATTCCAAACAGGACGTGCTTCTATTTGTCCTGTCTTGACCGCCCATAAATAGTATGCGCTTTGCCAAGGGCTGAGTCCCATCGCTACGCCAATCTCGCTTCCGCCTAATCCTTCGGCTCGTGCTGCGTGCCACTCATCGCTACCCGGATTAAAGACTCCGACCAGACTTGCGTTATTGAATTGCTTTGGTGTGTGCAGTTCCATATTTCTCCTTTGTTGGCTAGGCTGATTCTATGTCAAAGCACGGACACCTTTCAAGTCCCTATATGAGATTTCTAAAGCTCGTGAATTTGCACGACCCTGATTGCCAGAAGCTTCCAAACGTTTTCTTCCCGGAGGACATAAGCGATCCAGAAGCTAGGGCAGTTGCAACCAAAACCGCAAAGGCAATCTGCAAGGCTTGCCCGATGGTTGACGATTGTTTCACCTACGCAATGGAGACGCATCAGCGCTATGGAATTTGGGGAGCGACTTCACCGCAAGACCGTTGATTTGTTTTTTGCAAGGCGCTTGGTTACTGTTTGCGTATGACTAACTTTCAGGCTTACGAAAAGCTAAAACTTGCAATCGCAAACGCTCCTGCGATACCACCTTGCCAGACGACCGACCCTGAGATTTGGTATAGCGACGTGACAACAGGCGTCCACGATTTTAGAACCGCAAAGAAGTTTTGCAAAACTTGCCCTGTTAGAAATGAGTGCCTTGAGTACGCCATCGTCGCTAACGAGGTTCACGGAATCTGGGGAGGTCTTACCTACAAGGAGCGCAGGAAGCTCGCTCCTAAAGGTTGGCTCAAAAGGTGAGGGCTGCCAAAGAACACGACATCTTGCGTCTTGCAATTCTTGACCTGCCGACGACAACATCCTGTCAAAAACTCGACCCCGATATTTGGTATCCTGAGCAAGGGCCAGCGCTTGCCATAACTATAGAAGCTAAGCGCCTCTGTAGCCTCTGTCACGTCCGAGTAGAGTGCTTGGCTTATGCCTTAGCAGCTAACGAACGTCACGGCATCTGGGGAGGGCTGAGCGCCGACGCTAGGAAAAAACTTAGAGCGACTTCTTCGTAATGATAGAAGTTAGCACTGATAGTAGTGCTGATCCGAGTGCAATGCTAAAAAAGCCAACCCAGTCAACTGCAAATAGCCCTACAGTGCCTCCACCGAGGAAAGCCAGTCCTGCCTGTGCGAAAGTTTTGACTGCTCGTTCTCCTGCGCTGTTAATAAATTCTTTGCTAAACATCTCCATTAGTCCAATCTTGATTGTTTTTACCGTCTTGCCACGATGCACTTACAGTGTACGCCGTTGTGATTATTGAGATAAGCGATACGCCGCCAGTTATCAAAGTCACTCCGACACCCCACTGGTCAACCAGGAATGTCAGTGAGCCAAAGATTATCATTGCAAAGCCGAGACGGTAAGATCCAAAGATTAGCTTGCGACGGAACTTCCAACTTGCACCCGTTGCAGACTCCGGCTCATCCTTAAGGAAGAACACACCGTCAAACATTTTTACAAGGGTCTTTTGCAACATTTGCAAACCTCTCGTACGGGCTTCTTTACATTAGCAAGGATTAGCTTGTAAACGTCGACCTTGTCAGACGTTACGCCGAAGACACCCTTCAGAGTTCTCGACGCCGTGACGTGGACGTGAGGGCCAGAACTTTTGCCAGTGTTACCTAGCAGTCCTACAGTCTGACCCTTGCGTAGCTTCTGCCCGACACGGTAGCCCGGCTTAGCATCCATATGGCAGTATCCCAAGAACCAGATAACACCGTCTTTATCCATAGCTGTCTGAACGACAACCCAACCAAGAACCTCTGAGTACTGAGTCAACCGAATCGTACCCTTGGCGATTGCAGGAATGCGTGTGCCTAGTGGTCTAGCCCAATCAGTTCCGGAGTGGGGTTGCATACCGTTTGCTTTTCTAAAGTTGCTCATCTCGCCATAGTGCGAGGTTATGTATTTAGTGTCATACACAAGACGCCAATCGGCTGTCCTGTCAG